ATTTGAATTGACTAGGTATCTTAGCGACTGAAGTTCACCTGCGTCGGATACTAATAAAGCCATGTGAGCGGACTCCGTTTAATGAACATTTGCTTCCTATGATTTATTTATAAAAAAGAATAATTTCTATCTCAAACATTCAATCTCAAGAACAAAGAGCACTTTGTAATTCCAGTACAAGATAAAACTCTAAATGCAAGTATATCTCCAGCGACAATATCCGTTGACCAAGTTGAGAGAGATTCATCTCTATTCTTTGATTGATTAATCAATCTAGGATATTCACTTCCAACAATTGATGTTAGATTGTCTGGATAAGTATTATATTGATCTTTCTGAATATCAATAACAATTGATCCAGTATCCTCAGATACTATGGTCCAAGATTCAATTCTTCCAGAAACTTCTAGTCCTAAAGAACCTTTGATTCCTGGAGTAATATCAAAAGAACCATTATCCAAAACAAAGTTAATTGTCCTGGTTAAATCTGCAACAGTTCTAAGAGCAACTCCCCAGAATACATTAGATCCAGGAGATCCAATATTTGGTGCTGGTGGTTGCGTGAAGATTATAGTACTACCAGAAACGTTGTAATCAACACCTGGTTCTAGAATTATATCATTTAAAGATATGATTAATTGCTGGGCATTAATCGGTGTATATGGTTCACCATCAACAGTTAAATTAAAAACTGTTCTCGATCCATTAAATTCTGTTGATATGTCATCTAGGATAAGATTAGTATATTGAATACTCCTAGAAGGAACTTCAAAATTAACCCCAATATTATAATCGGGACTACCAATACTAATATCTTCGTCGTTATCTAACGTGATTATATAATCTGACATTAGAAACTAACTCCTGGGTGAACTAATACCATTCCCGCAACAACTCTAGTTTTAGTTCCATTTGCAGATTCAATAAACACATCATAAACATAACGACCTTCTGGAATAGTTTGGGTTATTGCATCAGACATACTGATTGAAATCTTACCCCTCACTCTATCAACAAAATTAATACTAAAAGTGTAACTTGTGGAAGCAGTATGATGCTTCCTCATTTTACTGGAAGCAGTATAACCCAATAAATTGAGAGGACTTAAATCCTTGTTTCTAACTGTAAAATTTACATTAAAATCTGCTCCCTGTTCAAGAGCAAGATTCAAAGGTACTGCTGCCATTTATATTCCCTTTGGGGTCTTCATATATTTATCTAGCATACTCATCAAGTTTATCAATTATCTTATTTAAATAATGATGAGCTAACCACTTTGGATCATATCCAGATTTATTCATCCACTCTTTATCAAGTTGTGCTTTTAATTTAAGAACTTCATACTTAACAATATCCTTGGTTACAGTTCCTCTAGGCATAAGCGTTATTAACTCCCCAATATACAAAAAATAAAATTAAAGAAAATATAATAAAAAAAGATACCCAAGTTGATCTTGTAGGCATAATTAATGCAACGACCCAACAATCTATTTTATATGATTATAAGTGTTTATGCTCAATTATGTCACGATTCAAAGATTAATGGTATAATTACTATATCTATTGTTGCAAATTCAATGTCTCTATTTGTAAAAGACGATAATAAATTTTTTCATGTACATATACCAAGAACAGGTGGAAGATATATCAAAGAAGTTCTAAAACAAAATCAATATAAAGTTTATCATGATGATTGGGAGCAATCATTTTATGGTATAAGTATAATGCATTTACATTATCCTCTTTATGAAATGTTGGATGATGTATCAAACTCAAATCAGTTTACAATAGTTAGAGATCCATTTACCAGATTTGCATCATCAGCACACTGTATGATAAAAGAATGGTATTCTGATGTAGAAGAAGAAATTCACACTGCTTTACAATCTAAAAGTGGACTAGAACACTTTATCGAATATCATGCAATTACAAAAAGATATAACGCAAATTGGATGAGACCACAAAAAGAATTTATTTCAGAAAAAACTTTTGTGTATAAGTACGAAAATAAACTGGGTAAAAATTTTATTGATTGGTTTAATACCCAGTTTAGTGCAAATTTAGAGCACAAGGAATACTCGTATTATGGCGACCCAAACGAATTGCTAGAAAATAAAATTAAAGAAAATAAAAAAATAGAATCTTTAATCAAAGATTATTACAAGGAAGATTACGAATTTTTTGACTATTAAAATTTTCTTTCTTTTTTATTGGTCTATAAATTTGCGGCCAAGTATCTCTAATTATTTCTGCAAGTTTATATGGTGTTTCTGAACTAATCATTTTATCTAACGTGGTGTCCTCCAAACATATAACGCATACCATTTAGAATTTTGGCTGCGAAAGTGCCCAGATTGCGTGAATTAAATCTTTCATAAAGCGCAGTGGTGATGACAGGAGCGGGAACCCCCAGATCCACAGCGGTAGTAACCGTCCAACGACCCTCACCGCTGTCGGATACACCTCCAGCGAATTGTTTAAGCTCACTATTGCCGCGTAACACATCAGCAGTAAGATCGAGTAACCAAGAACCAACAACGCTACCACGACGCCATAACTCAGCCACCTCAGCAACATCAATATCATAACAATAGGATTCTGGGTCTGCCATTGGGGCAACCTCTGCATCTCCTTCTCTAACATACTTGGCACCTGCATTGGCATTCTTAATGATGTTAAATCCTTCTGCATACGCCTGCATTATACCATACTCAATCCCATTGTGAACCATCTTCACAAAATGTCCTGCACCTGGACCACCACAATGCAACCACCCATGTTCTGCAGAGGTTATGTCTGAGTCAAATTGAGTCCTGGGGGCAGCATTGATTCCTGGGGCAAGGGCATCAAAAATGCGCGAACAAGAGGCGACCGCAGTATTTCCCCCGCCAACCATAAGACAGTATCCACGATCCAGACCATAAACACCGCCGCTAGTGCCACAATCAATATATTGGATACCCATCTTTGCCAGACGTTCGGATCTTTTCCGACTGTCTTTAAAATTGCTATTGCCATGATCAATAATAATATCTCCTTCACTACAATATCGTAGTAGCTCATTGATAGTCTCCTCTACTGTTTCTGCTGGCACAACCATCATGAAGATGCCTGGTCCATATTTGTCCGATACTCCACTCTGAACATGCTTAACTACTTGAGCAAGGCTTTGTATAGAAGTTGTAACACCATTAACATATCCGTTTTCGTATGCTTCCTGAGCCTTTTCATAATTCCTCCTATAACCCCAAACTTCGATACCTGCTTTCATCATACGGCGGGACATTCCTTCCCCCATTCGTCCTAACCCAATTAATCCTACTCTCATTTAACCCTCCCAAGATTCATACTCTTCTCTAAAATACCTATCAACCTTATTTAAATCATCAAGATGAATATCACAAGTATAATTATGATCATCACACCACTGTAAAGCAAATGCATGAAATCTTTCTTGTCCTTTTATTGCAGGAACCCCATAAATTCTAGCAAAAGAAGACATTATAAAATGCCAACATTGATGTTCTGATTTCATTTTTGATTTTTCATAACTTCTTCCCAATCTTTTTGAAAGAGTTCTAGACCCTTATCAGTCATAATGTTCTTATACATTCCCCAAAATACAATTGGGGGGATTGTGACAACATCCGCACCATAAAGAGCAGATTGTTCTACCTGTCTTACATCACGAAGAGATGCTGCAAGAATTCGTGTGGATGTTCCTGAGTAATCAAATGCCTTACGAATGTTTTTGATGAGTTCAATTCCATCTACAGAATTATCCATCCATCTCCCTACGAAAGGTGAGATGAATGTTGCTCCTGCTTTAGATGCAAGAATTGCTTGTGCTACTGAGAACACAAGAGTTACATTAACTTGAATTCCTTTGTCAGTCAGAAACTTACAAACCTTAAGTCCTTCTACGGTACAAGGAACTTTGATTGTAACTGCAGGTGCAATTGAATAATATTTTTGTGCTTCCGAGAGCATTTCATCTGCAGTGTCTGCAACAACTTCTGCGGAAATACTTTCTAAATTTTTAAAGTCGGTTGCAATCTCTTGAATAACTTCTAAAAGTTGTCTGCCACTTTTAAGAATTAAAGATGGATTTGTAGTAACTCCATCCAATAATCCAGTCTCATATGCTGGACTAATCATAGAAGTATCTGCTGTATCTAAAAAGATCTTCATATAAAAATAAGAACTCATTTGTAATTATAATGAGTTCTTATTACATGTTATTTTTTTGTTATGAATTAAAGATATTAATTCCCCATTTAGTTTAGAGTGCGTTACCTCTTGGCAACACTTCCTCTGGGAACACAAAGTTTTCATGAGGTTGGTCTACTGGTGCCATCCACGCTCTAAGACCCTCATTAAGGAGGATATTTTTCGTGTAGAACGTCTCAAACTCAGGGTCTTCTGCGGCACGAATCTCTTGACTTACGAAATCGTAAGAACGAAGGTTAAGAGCAAGGCCAATAATACCAATAGAGGATGTCCATAGACCCATAACAGGTACAAATAACATAAAGAAATGCAGCCAACGCTTATTACTAAAAGCAATCCCAAAAATCTGAGACCAAAAACGGTTAGCCGTGACCATCGAATAGGTCTCTTCCTCTTGTGTTGGTTCAAATGCCTTGAAAGTGTTTGATTGGTCACTGTCTTCAAATAATGTGTTTTCTACAGTTGCCCCATGAATGGCACAGAGTAATGCTCCCCCCAGTATACCAGCAACTCCCATCATATGGAAGGGGTTTAGGGTCCAGTTGTGGAAACCCTGAAGGAACAGCAGGAATCTGAAGATCGCTGCCACACCAAATGAAGGTGCAAAGAACCAACTGGATTGACCCAGAGGGTACATCAGGAACACGCTGACGAATACAGCGATAGGACCAGAGAATGCGATGGCATTGTAAGGACGAATGCCTACAAGACGGGCAATCTCAAATTGACGAAGCATAAAACCTATAAGAGCGAAGGCTCCGTGGAGCGCCACAAAAGTCCAGAGTCCCCCAAGTTGGCACCACCTGATAAAATCCCCCTGAGACTCAGGACCCCAAAGTAGAAGAAGAGAATGACCCATAGAATCTGCAGGCGTTGACACAGCTGCTGTAAGGAAATTAGCCCCCTCAAGATAACTAGACGCCAACCCGTGGGTGTACCAGCTTGTAACAAACGTCGTGCCAGTAAGCCAGCCACCAAGGGCAAGATAAGCAGTGGGAAAAAGTAGTAGTCCAGACCAACCCACAAAT